CTAAACTTACAGGTGGTAAAGTTTTTAGTGAGCAAATGGGAATTGATTTAGATCATGAAGATGCTGTATCAATGTTAGGTTCTGCAGAAAAAATTGAAATAGATAAAGACAAAACAACTATTATTAATGGTAAAGGCGAAGCAGAAGATATTGCCGATCGTATTAGTCAAATAAAAATTCATATAGAATCTAGCACATCTGATTATGAAAAAGAAAAATTACAAGAGCGTTTAGCTAAATTATCAGGTGGTGTAGCTATTATTCATGTAGGTGGATTTACAGAAACTGAAATGAATGAAAGAAAAGATAGAGTTGATGATGCTTTACATGCTACTAAGGCAGCAATTGAAGAAGGTATAGTTCCTGGAGGAGGAGCAGCTTTATTATATGCAAGAGAAGCAATACCAGTTTCAAGTAATTGTAGAAAATGTATAGGAGGGGATATTGTATATAAAGCTTGTAGTAAACCATTTGAACAAATATTAACAAATGCTGGAAAAGATGCTATTGATGCTCAAATGATAGGAAGGCATAGATTAGTAGAATCTGGAAATGATACTTGGGCAGGATTTAATATTAAAAAAGGAACTATATGTGATATGAAAAAAGAAGGAATAATTGATCCTACTAAAGTAACAAGAACAGCATTAGAAAATGCAGCTTCTGTAGCAGGAACAGTATTATTAACTGAATGTATAGTTGTTGATGAACCTAAAGAAGAAAATAATCAACCACAAATGGATCCTTCAATGATGGGAATGGGAATGTAATATGGTAGAAACTAAAACAACAGAACATAATAAACTTATTGCTACTAGAGTACCACCCGGAGATAAATGGATTTTAGTAGATGATAAAAAGAAAGTAGTACATGAAACTTTAACAGATGCTTTAGAAGCATTTTTTAAAGCAACAGGAAATAAATGTGAATTTAGATTAGCCCCTTTAGATAGTAAATTATATGCTATTCAATCTCATGAAGAAGAAATAATACCTGAAGCACCTAAGGAATATAGCATATATGGAGATTTTAGACAAGGAGTTTAATTTGGAGTTTATAACAAAAGTTATTATATTTACACTATGAAAGAACATAGTTTACTAGTTGAAAAATATAGACCTACTAACATAGATAACTATGTAGGAAATAAAAGTATTAAAAATAATATCAAAAGTTATATAGCTCAAAATGATATCCAAAATTTATTATTTTATGGTCCTGCAGGAACAGGTAAAACAACATTAGCTAAATTAATTGCTAAAAATGTTGATTGTGATTTATTATACATTAATGCTTCTGATGAAAGAGGGATTGAAACTATTAGAGATAAAGTATCAGGATTTGCTAGTACTATGTCTTTTAAATCTATAAAAATAGTTATATTAGATGAAGCAGATTTTTTAACTATAATGGCTCAAGCATCATTAAGAAATGTAATTGAAACCTTTTCTCGTTCAACTAGATTTATATTAACTTGCAATTACTTAGAGAGAATAATTGACCCTCTACAATCAAGATGTCAAACATTGAAAATAATCCCTCCAGATAAATTAGAGATTATTAACCATTTAATGAAAGTTGTAAATAAAGAAGATATTAAATGTAGTGTAAGTGATTTAGAAACTATTGTAAATAACAATTACCCTGATGTACGTAAAATGCTTAATACTATACAGGTATCTACGGTAAATAATACAATTAAATTAGACACTGATACATTAATAGGAAGTAATTATCAAAGTAAAATATTAGAAGAATTAAAATCAAAAAAACCTAATTGGAGAACAATTAGACAAATAATAGCAGATTCTAATATTAAGGATTTTGAAGGACTTTATCGTTTTCTTTATGATAATAGTAGTGAATATGCTCCTGGAAAGGAAGGTATGATAGCATATTATATTAATGAATACTCATACCAATCAAATTTTAGAATAGACAAAGAAGTAAATTGTATGGCTTTAATGTCTAAAATTATAGAAACAATTAAACCAAATATTATTTAAAATTATTAATTATGCAAAATGGAATGCAACAACCAAACATTGATTTAAAAAATACATCAGCTATTGAAACTGAAAGTAAAGGAAAAATTTGGCAACAAGGAGCTTTACTAAGAAAAGTATCTAAGTTTGTAACAGGGACAGACTCAGCTGCTGTTTTACCAATTCCGGTATTTTATGACCCTGAAACAGGAAAAATTTTAGAGGATTCACTTCCAAAAGAATTAAGAGAAGAATATAAAGATGTCCTTATTAAATCCTAAAAACATATTTGAATGGCTAAATGAACTTACTGATAAAAAGTCAAGTTTAGATAGTTTTGAAGAAAATGCTTGGGAAAATTTTAACTCTTACATGGTACATAGATTTATATCAATGCATCAGGGTTATATAGAAATTGCTAATTTAGCACAAAAATTTTCTCCAACAGATAAAAAAGGGATTTATGAATTTTATTGTGATTTACTTCCTAGAAAAAAAATGTTTTTGAGGTATATTAAATCAAAAACAAAACAAAATGTAAAAGAAATATTAGAACCTATGGTTAAATATTTTGAGTGTAGCTTCACAGAAGCAAATGAATATATAAATCTCTTAAATAAAGAGGATATTAAAGATATTTTTATTAAATTAGGTATGAATGAAAAAGAAATTAAAAAATTATTAAAAAAATTATAAAATGGCACAATATAAAGTAATAATAGCACTTAAAACTCAAGCAGAAGCTGATAAAGCAAAGGCACTAATGGCATTAGAATTATTAACAGAATCTTCAGTAGGAATAGGGGATCATACAGCAAATGATTTTCTTAAAGATGCAACTGAAAGTTTAAAATTATTAGCATCTGCGGATGAAAGATTAGAAATTATAGAAAAATATTATGGAACAAATTCATAAAGACCAAATAGTAAAAATATTTGAAAAAGAATACCCAGAATTATCTGAAGAATTTAAAAAAATAGGTAATGAAATGTATGTTATGTTTGCAGCTAAACATATGGATTATGGGTTAAATAATATAGCTTTAGGTGGAGACATATTAAATAATGAAAATGATAAGACATTTTCTCTAACTGGGTTATGTATTAGGTTAACAGATAAAATTAGTAGATTAAAGAATTTACTAATTAATGGTAGGGCATTTGTTGAAGGTGAGGGAATGGAGGATACTTTTATAGACATTGCTAATTATGGGATTATTGGGTTATTAGTAGGACGCAATAAGTGGAAAAAATAATGTCTTGGCTAAGAAAATACCCCCAATAGTTAAAATAATTAGGAATTATAAACCTGAACCAATTAATTTTGGATATCAGAAAAATATTTCTTATTCTCAACTTTCAATGTTTAGAAGTTGTCCTCATAAATGGGCACTTCAATATAAAGAAGGACATAAAAAACAATCTCCTAGTATTCATACTGTATTTGGAACTGCTTTTCATGAAGTTATGCAATATTATTTAGATATAATGTATGAAAAAAGTGGAGCAGCTGCAGATAGAGAAAATCTTGAAGAATTATTAGAAGATAAATTAAGAGAAGAATATCTTACTCAATATAAAAAAAATAAAAATCAACATTTTAGTTCTTCAGAAGAAATAAGAGAATTTTATGATGATGGGATCCAAATATTAAGATATTTAAAAAAACATAAAAGTAAGTATTTTAGTAAAAAGGGATGGTTTTTAGTTGGTTGTGAAATACCAATATCAATTACACCTAATAACGCGTATAAAAACGTTATATACAATGGTTTCTTAGATGTTGTATTATACCATGAACCAACAGATACATTTCAAATTATCGATATTAAGACAAGTACTAAAGGATGGAATTCATATGCTAAAAAAGATGAAGAAAAACAATTTCAATTAATTTTATACAAAAAATTCTTTGCAGAACAGTTTGGATTAGCAGAAAAAAGTATTGATATTGAATTCCTGATTGTTAGAAGAAAAGTATATGAAGGTGGAGAATATCCACAAAAAAGAATACAAACATTCTCCCCAGCATCAGGAAAAAATAAAACTAATAAAGCAACTAAAATTTTAAATGAATTTATAAATGAAGCATTTGATTATAGAGGATACAGAGAAACACTTCACGTTCCAAGACCGTCGAAATGGAACTGCCACTTTTGCCCTTTTAAAGAAGATGCAGAATTATGTGAAGTCCCTGGTAAAAATTTATAATCCGCATATACGTATAGACAAATATAAACCAATAATAAAAACTATGGCTGATAAAAAAAACATGACACTTACAAGTGTAAAAGTAAAAAGTGATTTATTTGAAAATTTTAAAATTGAATGTGTAAGACGTAAATTCTCATTTCAGAAATTATCTGATAGGGCTATTCATTTATATCTTACAGATGAAGATTTTAGAAAAAAAATACATAATCATAATAATTTAGAAATTAATCAATAATAAAATATGAAAGAAGGTTATATTAAAAAAGAAGATCGTAAAAAAATCCTATTATTAACTGATGATATTAGAGTTCATTCTGGAGTTGCTCAAGTAGGAAGAGAATTAGTCCTTCATACATTAGATAAATATAATTGGTGCCAAATGGCTGGAGCAGTAGAACATCCAGAATTAGGTAAAGTTATAGATATGAGTGATGAAGTTAAGAAACAAGTACCTACTGCTAAAGATCCATATCTTATGTTATACCCAACAACAGGATATGGAGATATGCAAGTGTTAAGAGCGGTAATAAAAAGAGAAAAACCAGATGCTTTATTATTAATAACTGATCCTAGATATTTTGCTTGGTTATTTCAAAGTGAAAATGAAATTAGAAAGGAATGCCCAATTATGTATCTTAATATTTGGGATAATTATCCTGCACCAATGTATAATAAGGAATATTATGAATCTTGTGATTTATTAATGGGAATATCTAAACAAACAGTTAACATTAATAAATTAGTTTTAGGAGATAAAGGGAAAAATAAAATATTTAAATATGTACCTCATGGATTAAACAATAAAATATTTGGGATATTAGAAGATGATAATCCTGAATTAGTAAGATTCAAAAAGAATATGGGGGTACCAGAAGATAATAATTTTCATTTAGTTTATAATTCTAGAAACATTAGAAGAAAACAAGTATCTAACATTATAATGGCCTACAAATTATTTATAGATAAATTATCTCCTGAAGAAGCTAAAAAATGTCAACTTACATTAAAAACAGAAGCTATATTTGATCATGGTACAGATTTAAATGCTGTGATTGAATATATGTGTGATCCTACTATTTGTAGAGTTGGTATTTTAGATCATAA